CTCGAGTCGCTGCGCGTGCAGCGCTCACCGGTGGCGGCGATGACGGAATGGCTGACCGCCGGCGAGGCGCCGGGCGGCTTCACCATCGACCAGGACGCCAACCTGCGCGCCGCCGGCGCCGGCAAGGCCGAGGTCGGCTACAAGCGCCACGCGCTCGACGCCGACGACATGCGCCGCCACATCGCGGCCGGCAAGCAGTGCACGCGCCTGGCCCTGACCTGGAACAGCCGGCTGTCGTTCGTGCTGGCCGAGGACCTGTCCCTGCGCGCCATACGACCGCTCGATGTCATGCACGAACACGCGACAGCGATCGCCAACGATGACGAGCGCTTCGACAACGAGGTCGCGCTGATGACGGGCGAGCTGGCCAGGCTGCTTCCGGACCTGGTCGAGGCGCTGGGCAGCGAGGCTAAGGCGTGAAGACGGGCGGCGCAAGCCGTGCCGAAGGCTTGCCCAACGATGCGCAGAACGAGCCGATCGACCTTGAAACCTACCAGCACCAGGCCGCATTGCTCAAGTCGCTGCATTGCGCGCGGCCCGTTCTATACCAAGGCAGGAACGAGTTCATCCGGTGCGTGACCGCGAACACGTCCGGCAGCCGTGTCGACATGGTTGTCTATCTCGCCGGGAAGCGGGACAGCGTCGACAGCACGGAAGTCCAGATCAAACCAGCAGAAGGCAAAAGCAAGGCAGATGAAAACGACAACGAATGAACAAACCGCCGCCCAGGCCGCAGTCGCTACCAGCGCGCTGGACGACGCAATGATCGACATCGAAACCCTCGGCACGGCGCCCGGCTGCGCGATCCTGAGCATCGGCGCGGCCATGTTTGGCCCCGACGGCATCGGCGAAGTCTTCTATTCGCCCGTGCTGCTGTCGTCGTGCACGAAGGCCGGCCTGGTCATCGATCCCGACACGGTCGCCTGGTGGATGCAGCAGAGCGACGCGGCGCGCGCCGAAGCGTTCCGCGCGGACGCCGCCCCGCTTCCCGGCGTGCTGAATTCGTTCTCCGCGTGGTTCCTGCAGCAGGGCGCGAAATACCCGTGGTGCCATGGCGCGACCTTCGATGTCCCCATCATGGAAGCCGCGTACAAGGCCTGCAGCCTGCTGCCGCCCTGGAAATTTTCTAACGTGCGCGATACCCGCACCCTGTACGACCTCGCCGGTGTGAAGGTCGATCGCAGTCAGGGCACGCACCACAATGCCCTCGACGACGCGATCGCCCAGGCCAAGGCAGCCGCCAAGGCGATGCGCGTGCTGCAGGCGCGACGCGACGCCACGACCCTGGCGGCAGCGTAACGATTCACCCACCACCTCGACAACAAGGAGAACCATGAACACCCAAGAACAGATTCCGGCCGCACTGGGCGCCGCTTTCGGCAGCGGCTTCTACGCCGGCCGCATCACCGTGGCAGGCGTGCTGTATGCCCTCATCATCGCACCAAAGGCCGAGGGCGAACGCGAAGACATCGCATGGCTCGATTCGGAAGAGCGTGTCAGCGGTGCCGACAGCTACAACGATGGCGCGCCCAACACCGCCGCGATGGCCGAGGCAGGCAGCGAACTGGCCCAGTGGGCGCGCGGCTTGACCATCGGCGGCCAAAGCGACTGGTACATCCCGAGCCAGGACGAGCTCGAGATCATCTACCGCAACCTGAAGCCGACCGCGGAGACGAACACACTGTACGGCCGCGCCGGCGTAAACCCGTCCGCCGTGCCGCCGACGCACGCCTATAGCCGCGAATTGCCTGCCAAGACCGAGGCCGCCGACTTCGCCGAAGGCGGCGCGCAGGCGTTCGCTGACGACTGGTACTGGTCGAGCACGCAGCGCGCTTCCGACGACGACTATGCCTGGGTCCAGACCTTCGACGACGGCAGCCAGGACGACTACGGCAAGTCGGCTCGCCTGCGTGCCCGCGCCGTCCGCAGATTCGCAATTTAATCCTTCATCAATTTCCAAGGCAGAGACGCCATGAAAAAAGACCAACAAGGGACCATCGCTGTCGGCGGCGCCGTTTCCGTCGCAGCTGCAGCCAAGGCGCAGTGGATCGCCGAGAACCTCAAGGTCGGCGAGGTTTATGCCGGCCTGATCCTCGGCGTGAACGGCGCGCCCGACCACCACCTGGTACTGCTGCCGGGTCAGGCCGAAGACGTGAGCTGGGCAGGTGCCAAGGAGTTCGCCACGAAGCTGGGCGGCGAACTGCCGACACGCCGCGAACAGGCGCTGCTGTACGCGAACCTGAAGCACGAGTTCGAACCGCGCTACTACTGGTCGAGCGAGCAGCACGCTTCCGGCGACGACTGTGCCTGGCTCCAGGACTTCCTCAACGGCCGCCAGAACAGCATCTTCAAGTCGGCTCGCCTGCGTGCCCGCGCCGTCCGCAGATTGCCAATTTAATTATTCATCCATTCTGGAGTACCCGATGACGCAAGTTACATTGGAATCGATCAAGGCCGCCCACGACAACGTGGCCGCCATGATCGCGCAATTCGAAGCGCAGACCGCCACGAAGCTCATCACCATCGCGCAGCAGCAGATCGAGCTGCGCGCGGGCGAGCATTACGCCGGCGTGATCGTGAATGAAGACGGCACGCCGGCGCACCACCTGATCCTGCTGCCGGGCGAAGCCGACGAAATCAACTGGGCCGACGCAAAGACGTTCGCGGCGAATGCCGGCGGCGAACTGCCCACGCGCCGCGAACAAGCCTTGCTTTACGCGAACCTGAAGGCCCAGTTCGAGAGCGAGTGGTACTGGTCGGGCGAGCAGCACGCTTCCGACGACGACTTTGCCTGGGGCCAGTACTTCGACGACGGCTTCCAGGACAACTACGGCAAGTCGGCTCGCCTGCGTGCCCGCGCCGTCCGCAGATTAACCATTCAGTAATTTAGCTTTTTATCAGCATGGCACTCCACACCAACCTGCCGATCTACAAAGCGGCCTACGACCTCCTCGACGTGGTCACTGACCTCGCCCGGAACATGCCTCGCGACTTCAAGGCATCCATCGGCGGGAAAATCCGTGACGAGGTTGTCGAGATCGTGACCCTGATCTTCCGCGCCAACACGGCGCGGGAGAAGGCGGGCCACCTGCAGGATCTCATCGAACGCCTGCAGGTGGCGGAGCTGTTGCTCCGACTCTCGCGCGACAAGCGCCTGATCTCGGTAAAGCAGTATTCCGCCGCGGTCGAGCTGACCACCAGCGTCGGCAAGCAGGCCAGTGGATGGCGCCGCTCCGCAATGTCGCCCGCTTCATGATGGCCAAGGCCGCCATGACTGTGCGATCTTTTAATCTGGTCGTGCCGCTGGCCCACAAGGCCACCGCCATGCGCACCGCAGAAACCGTCCAGCGCTGTCTGGGCAGGTCTGGCGCAGTTTCCCCGCTGATCGGCTGCACGAGCCTTCGGCGGGACGACGTAGATAGCACGAACAAACGCAGCACGCTTCCAACGACGACTATGCCTGGAACCAGAACTTCAACAACGGCAACCAGAACAACAACAACAAGTCGGCTCGCCTGCGTGCCCGCGCCGTCCGCAGATTATCCCGGCCGCCACCATGCTGACTTTTCATTCGCCGAGATGGTCCAGGCCTATCTCGACTGCCGCCAAACCAAACGCAGCTCGGCCAGCGCCCTCGCGTTCGAACAGGACCAGGAGCGCAACCTGGCGCGCCTGCACGATGAGCTGGTCGACGGCAGCTACCGGCCCGGCCGGTCAATCTGCTTTGTCATCACCCGCCCGAAGCCGCGCGAGGTGTGGGCGGCCGAATTCCGCGACCGCATCGTTCACCACCTGCTGTACAACCGTATCGCGCGGCGCTTCTACGCCTCGTTCATCAGCGACACCTGCGCATGCATTCCCGGGCGCGGCACGCTGTACGCCGCCCGCCGCTTGGAAAGCAAGATCCGCAGCGCTTCCCAGAACTGGAGCCGGCCGCTCTGGTACCTGAAGTGCGACCTGGCGAACTTCTTCGTCGCCATCGACAAGCACGTGCTGTGGCAGCAGATCGCCGCGCGCGTCACCGAACCGTGGTGGCTGTGGCTGGCCGGCGTGATCCTGTTCCACGACCCGCGCCAGGACTACGAGCTGCGCGGCGACCCGCAGCTGCTCGAGCGCGTGCCGCAGCACAAGCGGCTCGCATCGCAGCCGAGCCACCTGGGTCTGCCGATCGGTAACCTGTCGTCGCAATTCTTCGCCAACATCCACCTCGACGCGCTGGACCAGCACGTCAAGCACCGCGTGGGCGCCAGGCACTACGTGCGCTACGTCGACGACTTCATCCTGCTGCACGAATCGCCGCAGTGGCTGAACGGCGCGCTGGCCAGCATTGACACTTTCCTGCCGGCGCGCCTCGGTGCGCGACTGAATCCGGTGAAGACAATCCTGCAGCCGGTCGACCGCGGCGTCGACTTCGTCGGGCACGTGATCAAGCCGTGGCACACGCGGGCGCGGCGCCGCACGGTGCGCCAAGCCGTCGAGCGGCTGCGGACGGCGGATGCCGAGCGTGTGCATCAGGCGGCCAACAGCTATTTCGGGTTGCTGGGGCAGTCGGACAGCAGCCATGCCGATCGGGCCAGGGTGGCGCGGGCGGTGCTTCAACGTGGGCATGTCGTCAATGGCGCGCTCACCAAGACCTATCGCCTCAGGCGGGAGACCAAACAATGAATCAAGCCGACATTTTTGCCGCCGGCGCGCGGCGCTTGCAGATGACGGAATCCATCGAGCTGACGATCCAGTCGCTGCAGGCCTACGGCGCGGAGCATGAACACTGGGGCATTGCCTGGTCGGGCGGAAAGGACTCCAGTGCGACGCTTACGCTGGTGATGTACCTGCTCGACGCCGGGAAGATCCCGAGGCCGAAGACGCTGACGGTGTTCTACGCTGATACCCGGCAGGAACTGCTGCCACTCGCCGCATCGGCCCGCCAGATTATGGACGAGCTGGAAGAACGTGGCGTGCCCGTGGAAGTGGTGACCGCACCGCTGGACGACCGTTTCATGGTCTACATCCTAGGGCGCGGGGTGCCGCCGCCGAACAACAACACCCTGCGCTGGTGCACCGGTCAGATCAAGATCGAACCGATGGAAGAGGCGCTACGCCGCCGCCTGGAGCAACTCGACGGCCAGATCCTGATGATCACCGGTGTGCGCCAGGGCGAAAGCGCTATCCGCGACCGACGCATCGAGATGAGCTGCGGGAAGGACGGCGCCGAGTGCGGCCAGGGCTGGTATCAGCAGGTGCTGCCCAACGCCAAGGGCCTGCGCGGTCGCATCGCGACACTGGCGCCGCTACTGCACTGGCGCGTATGCCACGTGTGGGAATGGCTCAAGCACTGGGCGCCGACGGCGGAATTCGGCGACTGGAGCACGGCCGCGATCGCCGACGCCTATGGCGGCGACGAGGCAGAGGAGATCAATGCGCGCACGGGCTGTGTCGGCTGTCCGCTGGCGCAGGAGGATTCCGCGCTCGACACCGTGCTGAAGAATCCGCAATGGGTTTACCTGCGCCCGCTGAAGGGAATCAAGGAACTGTGGCGCGAGCTACGCGAACCCCAGCACCGACTCCGCAAGTCAGGCGCCGAACGCTTGAAGGACGGCAGCATCGGTAAGAACCCGCAGCGCATGGGGCCGTTGACCCTCGAAGCGCGCCTGATGGGGCTGGAGCGGCTTCTGGCGATCCAGGCCGAGGTTAATGCGGCCGCGATCGACCAGAGGCGGCCGTTGATGGACATGATCAACGCTGAGGAAGAAGCGCGGATCCGCGAGCTGATCGCGCTGGGGACCTGGCCGAACAAGTGGGACGGCACCGAGCCGGTGGCTACCACAGTGATGGATGTCGTCTACCAGAACGGCGCGGTGCAGCCGCGGCTGTTCTCGGAAGCAGGGACGGAGTAAGAAAGGAATAAAATGAGTGCGATTTTCGAACTTCAGTTACCATCGGAAACGCTCGAGCCCGACGAGATATGTAAAATCTCAGGGTGCAAACGCGATGGCGACCAGGTCGAATGGCTCAAGAAGAATGGCTGGCTATTCTTCCAGAACCGAGCTGGTGCGCCCATCGTCGGGCGCCTCTATGCCAGGCTGAAGATGGCCGGGATTAATCCAGCCGCACTGGTCGCACCCGAAACATCGGGCTGGCAACTCGACGTGTCCCGAGTGAAATAAACAAGATAGGCAATGCGACCGAAGACATCAGGCGTCAAGCTGCCGCCGCGCATGCTGGCCAGGAAGCGCAAGCTCAAGTCCGGCGAAGAATGGGTGGGCTACTACTACAACGGGCGGAATCCGGACGGCAAACGCGTCGAGATCTCGCTCGGCACCGACCTCGCCGCAGCGAAGCGCAAATGGGCGGAGCTGGAGTGCAAGCCTGTGCCCGAGGACGCCAGTCTGATGTCGTACGTGTTCAGCAAATACGAGAGCGACATCCTGCCGACCAAGGGCGCCGGCACACAGCGGGTCGACCGGGGCTACCTGCGCCAGCTACGCGCAGCATTCGACAAGGCGCCGGTCGACGCCATCAAGCCGTCTGACATCGCGCGCTACCGGGACGCCAGGTCGGCCAAGGTGAGCGCGAATCGAGAGATCACCCTGCTGTCGCACGTCTTCAACATGGCGCGCGAGTGGGGTTTTACGACCCGGGAAAACCCGTGCCGCGGCGTGCGGAAGAACAAGGAGCGTCCGCGCGATTACTACGCCGAGGATGATGTCTGGAAGGCCGTCCACAAGAAGGCAGTACGCGAGCTGCAGGACGCTATGGACCTGAACTACCTTACCGGCCAGCGCCCTTCGGACGTGCTCAAGATGACCACCCACGATATCCGCGACGACGAGCTGCGCGTCCGGCAGAACAAGGGCGGCAAGCTGCTGCGGATCCGGCTCACCCACGACGGCAAGCGCACCCAGCTCGGCACGCTGCTCGACCGCCTGGTCGCGCGCGCCGAGGGGCTGAAATCGCGCTACCTGGTGACGGACGACAGCGGGCAAAAGCTGAGCTACTCGATGCTGCGCCGCCGCTACGACAGCGCGCGCTCTGCGGCGGCGGCCGAGGCGGCGGAGCGCGAGGACGAGGAACTGGAAGCGCGTATCAAACAGTTCTGGTTCAAGGACATCCGCCCGAAGGCGGCCAGCGAGATCGTCGATCTGCGCGAGGCCAGCGACCTGCTCGGGCACACGAACACGGCCATTACGAAGCGTGTGTATCGCCGAAAAGGCGAGGTCGCGAAGCCCACGAAATGAGGCCAGTTGCGGAAATCGTTTCCGCAACCTCCGCGCTCAGCGGCATGCATAAATGGATCGGCTTAGAAAAACACAAGCAAAATCAGCAACTTGGCGGAAGCGGTGAGATTCGAACTCACGAACGGGTTCCCCCGTCGGCAGTTTTCAAGTCTAAGGATAAATCAATACAAATCAATTACTTAGGCTATCTTTTATTCCGCATCTTAGCCATTTTCAACTTGATTTTTGCCTTATTTTTCAAGGCCCTGCAAATCAGTTGCGGAAACGATTTTCGCCTGCTTCAGAGCCTCGGCTGCTCCTTCACCACCGGCTCTTTCTCCAGCTCCTGCAGCATTGATTCAGCCAGCGTTCTGGCGATCGATGAGGTCGGCGCCTGGCGGAAATAGTCGTGCGATCGAAGGAGAAGTGCGCGCATGCGCTTGATCTCCCAGAGAAGCGCCCGGACATCGGCCGAGTTGGGATTGCGGTCCTGGATGACGCGGAGCTGTTCGCGGGTAAGCGGGTCTTTCATGCGGCCGAGTGTAGCACTGTTGACCGGGCTCATCGGCGACCGGCGCAGCGGCGGCACCATGTCCGCATGAACACCGACCGCCCCAACACCACTCTTGCCGCCGCCGTCGAGCAGGCCCAGGCGGTCGCCGATGAATACGGCGTTCAGGCCGCCGCGCGCTTTCTGACCGAGGCCGGCGCAGGGTTCGCGCTCGCGTGCCGTGTGCTGGGCGAGCCTGGCCGGCGCCGCACCCTTGAGGTACCGCCGAGCAGCAGTTGACCGCTGCCAAGTTGTCGTAAACCTAACTCTGCGACCATGCCTCATCAATACCCACGAGGCGGCAATGATCCACAGGCGCTACCATATCAGGGACGGAGCAAAGACCGCGGCAGGCGGCACCGTAAGGGCGTCGATCGCTTGGTACAAAATCGACGGGATCCCGGTCGCCCTCGAGGGTGACCCGGTCGACTGCCCGGCGTGTGGCACAACAGGCAAAATCCAGTGCGTGATGCCGAGGCTGCCCGACGACCTGAATGGCAAGCAGATCGCGCTGAGCGACGACCTGTGCATCTGCCAGTGCAGCCCAGCCCCCAGGCTCATTGCGGAGCAGACCGTCAAGTGCCAGTTCATCCTGACCGCAGATGAGGAGCCGACCGGCGCCGCGCAGGCGCGGCAAACAACCACCGCGGCTCACCATTTCGACGAGCGACCACGGCTTGTGGCGCCGCCGATCGAGGGCCTGCCCTTCTACATCGAAACACGGGACGGCCGCACCTTTTCAGGTCGCGCCGGCGCCGCCGGGCTGCTGCCGCGTGTCGCCACCGAAGGCGAAGAGGATTACCACCTCTACTGGGGCGATGAGGCGCTGGCCAGGATGAGCGGGGAGACGGCGCATGGCTAGGGTACTGACCCAGCAGGCCAGGATCCGGACCAACCCGACGAGGGATTCCGTATGCAGCATTCAGGTCGAGGCGGTGACGTTCGCGAAGCTATGGGCCGCGTACCCGGGCGGCCATCCCTACGTCGACGCCAACGGCAAGACGCCCGCCGGCTATGAAAACCAGTGCGCGATCAACCTGAGTGCGGCGATCCACGGCGCCGGCATCGAGATGCGATCGTTCCAGGGCGCGACCGTCACGCTGCCGAGCGGGCGCAGGGCGGCAACGTCCGCCAGCCAGCTGGCCGCATGGTTACGCCGGCAACCGTTTTGCGGCCTGCCCCAGGCGCCCGAGAACGTGGCCGGCGACAAATGGCAGAGCAAGATCAAGGGCAGGACCGGCATCGTCTATTTCGAGCACTACTGGGCGCGCAACGAGGCCGAGAAAGCGGCAGGCAAGCCAACCGGTGACCACATCGACCTGTGGAATGGCACGCGGCTGACGGCGGTGGGGTGGGAGTTCTTTTCGGCCTTCGGCCGGAGGCTGGGGATCAACGCGATCGGCGCGGGCACCGATTGGGGCTATTCCGATGTGCGGAAGGCGCGGGCGATCCTGTTCTGGGAGGTGAAGTGAGGCGCGCTGCGGCCAGTGCCGCAGGGTTTGTGTTTGGCGTGTTGCTGACGTGGCTCTGTCTCTACGTCTTCAGCAATGCAGCGTGGCTGCGCACCGAGGGCGTGCCGGTCGGAGGCTGCCTGGACAGCGGAGTTTGCACCTGGTGGGCGCTACCGATGTTCCTCGGCTACCTGTTCCTGTTGCCCATACTGTTCGGCGTCTTGAACGGCGTGGCATGGCGGCGGTGGCCGGTCCGGAAATGGGGGCGCTGGTTCCTGACCCTGGTCATTCTTACGATCGGGACGCACCTGGCGAGCTACCTGTGACCCGGCCGGCGGGCCAGGCACCCTCGCGGTCGACCAACTCCTCGCTCGCGCGTCGGGCCTCGGCCTGGTACGCGCACAGAACGCGCGCGCTGCGCGGGCCGCAGGCGCAGCGCAGCTGTAACGTGGGGATGCCGGCGACGGCGCCGCTGGCCAGATAGGGCGCGGTACCGCAGGTGCAGGCAAACACGCTCACGGCAGGCCCTCGATCTTGACCGTGCGCGGCGCGTCCGCGATCGTGTAATGCTTCGGCGACTTGCCCGCGTGCTGCGCCTGCAGGCGCGCGACGTGCGGCGTCAGTTCGGTGATCGCGCGGCGGTAGCCGTTCGGGAAGTCGCGGTCATCGATCAGCTTGCCGGCGTAGCCAGCGCGCACCAGGATGGCGAGGCAGGCCAGCGCATGGCCCAGGTGCGGGATACCGCTGTCGGGATCGGCTTCCTCGCCGACGAACCAAGCATTCAGGTGACGCTTGGCGGCATCGTAGTAGATGCTGGCGCGGACTTCGGTGGCGGCGAAGTTGCCGCGACCGTACTTGCCGGCGCCGTCGAGCAGGCCGATGGCGCCAAGGGCGGTCGCCTCTTCCGGCCACAGGTGCATCGGGATCTTCGTCGAGCCGATGCTGTCCTTCGGGTTCGGGTCTTTCGCTGCCTGGCTGCTGCCGAGCGGCCCGAAGGTC